GTTTACGTTTAGCTGGTAGATAAGAAAGTATGTCAATCACCGTGTAATTATAACACGATTAATTGAATCAATCAACATTTTTGAAATTACTAAGTGTCCAAATTCACTAGGGTGGCCATGTTCACAAAAGTTTTGGTCACGGTGTTCGTGTTCATTTAGCAAGTAGTGTAAACTGGTATCAGGCCACAACAGAGTATTGGTACCAGTTATGGTCATTGGAACATCTCTTGTGGCAAACTGCAATACATTCTCCCCATGTATACGACTTTGTCCTTCAAAGAACCAAACTGTCTGTTGCCAGTTTAACTTGTTGACTTCAGGGCAGTCAGTCAATACCATGTGCTTGCGTACCATGTCAACCCACTCGTCGCCATTGCTGTTGTTACCAGAATGTACCCAAGCACTGTGTACAAACCGATTCCACGGTGGATCGTTGGCATAACTTTTATGCTTTGGGTTATAAAAACTCTGTCTATTGGCATCAGTTAATGCCACTAGTATTATGCAATCTTGTGGATCAACATCAGTATGTTCCAGCCACCAAAGATAGCACCATATAGTGCTTTGTAAACTACCGCCTGGCCAACCAAAGTTTTCAGTAGGCAAGTTATAGTGTTTGCCCAATTGACCAAGAAAGCAATTGCTTTCTCGATACTGGGTATTTTCAATCAAGATTGGATGGCGATGTGGATGATCTGCCAAGGCAGGATCAATTAGTTCATCACCCCACATCCAGGAGTCGCCGAACCCTACAATTTTTTTAAATGTCATCGATAGATAATTTGGTCTATGTTTCCATTGGTTATGTTTAGTTCCAACCTCAGGTAAGGATGATACCCTGGCACGTTTATACCTAACCTACTGGTGTCATCTGTAAGATGCACACTCTCAGTTTCGGTACTAGATGAAAGGTCCAGGAATGGTATATCGTACCATTCCATGTCAGTATCGGGACTAAATGTAGCACCCTGTACTCGCAATGATCCGGTAAATCCCACTGGGTCCAGTTGGAACGTAGTGAGGCTTCGGCCATTGGTGGTAAGTGTACTGGTATAGTAAATTGTTGAATCCGGGGCTTGATCAGGGATGGTAAGTTCTTTGCTGGCTACAAAAGCAGGAAACACAGAATTAACTAAGTCTATGTCTCCTCTGGCGCCAGCATAATCATCAGTAAACACTGCTTGATTAAGAATGCCAGAACTTACTTCTAAACTCCACGATGCTGGTTGCGCTTGAAAAGCCAAGGTGTCGGCTGCTGGAACAGTGACTTTGGCTCGGCCTAGGTTGTTACTAAGGCTTACCAACTCTTTGGCGTACAGTAGATTTTCACCCGACTGATCAATAATGCGAAACGTGAATGTGGCTCCGGTGATGTTGACAGGTTTTTGGTCTTGATTTTGAAATTGGAATAAAATAACATTATCCACTCCAAGATTTAATTTTAGATTTTTTGCATACACTGGCTTCCACCTCCGATCAAATATTTCTCCTTGCCCCGAGATGTCAACCAATAATACAGTTTGAATTTGCTGGTATAAATAGGCTGGGGTCGCGTACATAGGATTCTCCAACAATATTTATATGGATAAACGAATACTTCAAACACTTACTGAGCACTATCCTTTCATCACCGTGTGTTCTTACGCAGGGCTAGAATACGTAGGACTTGTGCAAAATCAAGACAATAATATCACAACAATCTATGACTTTGGGAGCATACATCAACCCGAACTTAAGAAAACGTTCTTAGAATTAGCCAATACTTGGTGGTGGGAGAGCAATCACAGCGTACCCATCAACATATTTCTCAAAGAGGATTGGACACTCTTTAAGACATATCTTCGAACGTTTGCCAACAAGGATCTTGTGATTATACATGGTCCTGTATGCAGTTTAAGTGATATAACTCAACGTAAAAGCAAGCGTCGATCAATTACTTTAGTCAAGAAGATTGACTAAGTTCATATGTAGCGAGACCAACATAGCATAACTTATTGCATGTGATTTTTTAAACACAAATCCTTGAGAATTGTTGCCATCCCACACTGAAGAAAACACTTCATCCCAGGGTCGTCGTTGTAAGTGCGCCTTGCCTGGACGAATTATTGATATAAATGCTGCCATTCTTGGTATGCTGTCTGGACGCATATCATTCAACAATCCAGTATAATTACCAATGTGAACTAGTTTGCCGGCCCAAGTGGCATCGGTCCACAATCTATGCCAAGGCGGCTCTTTTTGCAACATTTCATTGTAGTGAGCTGTGTCCTGAACTAGATCATACACACTCATGTTAAGAAAATCTAGTTTAAAATATCCCAGTTGTTCAGCATTTTCATAGTCAATAGCCGCACAGTTGTTGATTGGATCCTTGGGTATGTTGGTTACATATATGCCCGAATTGTGTCGTTGGCCTGACTGCAGCCTGGCTGCTGTGTACTGTATTAGTTCCAGGGCCTTGTTGCGATTTCCAAAGTCAATATCAATATCTGCACTCATTACCATCCCGCCTGTTGCAAAATGTGTTTGGTATACTCAGCATCTGCTGGGTAGTCGTGAAACTTACGAGACCAAATATCAGGGTTTATCCAAGACCACACTATCGACACTTGTTCTTGATTTAATGATTCCAAAAGTTCTTGCCCTGAACTACTGTTGTACAAAACCCACCCAGTTATTCTGCCAGTTGTGATTGCATGGCTTATGCTGTTACGATTGCCAAATCTCAAATAATCATGAGATGGGTTTCCAGTGGTTTCTTGCCAATCAAGTGATGTTTCAATGGCTCTAGCCACAGCATCAACGGCTTGTTCTTCTAGCACATACTGAGACAAGTATTCAGTGTAGGTTTTGTCACTGCACCAGTTGTCAATTTTTTTATTTTTACGAACCACCCACTCAATAAATCTGGCTGTGTTGACTGCACGTATTTGTCGACAATAGCGACCAAACTTTACAAATGCTTTATAATATGCGCTTTTGGCAAAATCGTCAAAGGTTTTAAACTTAGAACTGCCCTGTGCTATCTCGTAAAACTTGAGATATGCGTGTAAGCCAAGTTGAACACCGGCTTCATTTTGTTCTTGAAATCTGCGTTTGGGTTCGCACATATGAACCATAAGACTGGATTCCTTTAAGAAATCCTTGTCGCAGTGTGAACATTGATGCTTGTTATTCTTCTCCATAATCTTTAATCAGCTCACGTAGTTCTTTGCTGGTGGTCATTGATGCAAGTAGCTCAACATCGGACATTTTCATGTTTGGATACAACTTCATCAATGTTTTTTTAACTTCGTTACTGCCAGCTTCTTTCTTTTTGGGCGAGATCCATTGATGCTTCAATGAGCCCATTCCCGGGCTAACTGACGTTGCCATAAGCCATTGCAATTTGGGGTGTTTATTAACAGTAAAGAAATGTTTGTTGAGTCGTTCATTGGTGGAGATCACATAAAATTCTTGTAGCTCTCGACTGCCTTGTACACTACTGCCCCATCGTATCATGAGATAGTTACTGAATCTTTTACGCTCGTCTGTATCCAAGCTGTCGTAAAAATCCCTGTTCTTACGATCAAACTGTGCCATCTCGTTGTGAATGCTCAACTTGTCCACTGTTAACCTTTGTTGATTTTGTTCATCATGGCTGCGGTTTTATCCTGCCAGGTCTTGAACCGTTGTATCTCTTTATTGACACGATCAATACTGTCCGACATACGATTTATTTCTTGCTCGAGAAATTCAAGTCTTGCAGTTGTTTGATCTTGATCAGTGGGTTTTTTAACACCAGCACGTTCAGCCACTTCTGGCGGCATAGATTCTTTGTATTGGTTCATTACCAGGCCTTTCCATAGTCAACTATTTCACAGTTACGACTAATATCCTTGACAAAGAATGCACATTGTGGTCCTTTATCATCATTTAGCGGAACGGCAAGCATTTGTCCGTTGCGCAATTTTGGAGCATACCACGTGACTTCATGATAAACGTCCACAATTTCAATCTTGAAAAATTCAGGTCTAAAGCCAGTCAACGGGTTAAATGTAAAAACAGAAAACCCTCGATCGTTTACACTTGTGAGCGGCAGCATTTCAAGATCACACATGTCATGCTCGCCAATTAGCACTTGCCAATCCATGGGCATCTTGATAATACTTTCACCAATCTTGAGCACCAGGGCTGGCGCACTAAAACTTTCCAAGAAGATAAGTGGTATGTAATAGTAGTCCGGGTCAGTGGGATCGCTGTTGTCAAGTATTGAGAACCTTAGATCATCAACCTCGTCGGGCAAGGTGTCCAAGTTATAAGCACAGTTTTCTAATGTTAATATACGCATGTGTTGATTATACAATAAGTTTACAGTGATGTCAACTCATCCACTCCAATTTTTCTTGGGTAAATGGATAGGCTGCTTCTTTGTAGAATTGTTTGCGCTTGGTCAAGTGACGCTTGGCAAACTTGCAAGTTGATGTCACGTCCCAGATTTGGACGAAGTCCTTGTCCTCAGCTTTTCTAATGCCTCGCCCAATACTTTGTATAACTCTAACAAAGCTCTTTCCGGGTTCCAAAAGAACCAGATTAAAAATACGAGGGATATTAATACCCACAGCGGCCACACCATAAGTCGCCACAATAATCTTGTCACTAGATTCTGCCACTTCATCATATTCATCCTGCCTATCTTTGGCTTTGGTTGCACCACTCACAAACACAGCACGTTC